AGAACAAGATTCCTCTACTACGGCTTATACTTCTACTGAGCCTTCTTTCTCCTTCACAGGAAATACAGGCGACGCAATAGTCGGGGCTATTCGTTGGGATGCATGGCAGCATCCTACGTCGGATACCATCCGAACTGCAATGGAAACCTCTCTTGGTCCTGCACAGTATCAATGGCGTCTTCCTTTCTTCTGTACAACTCCTACGTCAAGCACTGCTGTCTGTACTGGCGATCAAGCCGATATGGACGCAGAGATTGAGTATGCAGTCGAAGCTGGTTTAGACTACTGGGCTTTCTTCTGGTATGGTATCGGCAGTACAAATGGTATGGATGCTTCTTGGGATCTCTACCAGTCTTCTCCATACAGAAACAGTATCAAATGGTGTCTGTACATCGCAGGCGTAGATGATCTTGCCGCTGAAGTAACTAATAACATGGCTGGCTTGATTAGCTATATGCAACAAGACAATTACCAGTTTACTGCAGAAGGCAGACCTCTGATTTATGTCTACGACGACAGTGCATCTAAAACAACTCTAGCAGCAGATATAGCCGCTATAAGATCAGCAGCTGCTTCTGCTTCTTTACCAGATCCTTACATCGTATTCACTCAGAGTACGCCAGACGATACGGTTATAAATACTTATGACTTCGATGCCACGACTTCTTACGCCATAGGCGGTGGAGTTGCAGGCGCTCAGCCGTATACCGCTCTAGATACTGCAGCACGCGCACGGTGGACTGCTCAAGCAGCTGAAACCGTAGACGTCGTTCCAATGTGCACTATGGGCTGGGATCGTCGTCCTCGTGTTACAAATACAGTTCCTTGGGAAACCCCATCAGGTTCTGTCAACGATTACTATTATCCTACCTACATGGAGCATATCAGTAATCACATAGATGCTTGCTTGGATTGGGTAAGAGATAATCCTACTGAAGTTCCTTCTAATGTCGTTCTTTGTTATGCATGGAATGAGCATGACGAAGGTGGTTGGATATGTCCCACCAAAGCAAATGGTGGAGACAATAAAAGTCACCTCAACGCTGTCAAGGCAGTTCTTGGTAGTAAAACAATGCAACCTCCTGTTGAAGGGCCACCCCCAGAAGAGGGTGTTGGTACAATGGACTTTTCATCAGCTGAAGGTACAAACACAGGACTGCTCGTCCTTATAGAAGATATTTAGGAGTAATAATGGCTACAATTAACGTTAAAGATGCTGCTGGTTCTACAGAAGCAATTGAGAAACCTCTAGCTCCAGGTCGTGCCGCTGCAGCGTCGTCGCGTCCTGTTGCACTATCTACAGAAGACAAAGCATCGATTGATGCTATAACAACCAAGCTCACTGCTGATCCAGCTACTCAAACTACGCTGGCTGCAATCAATACGAAGACACCGGCATTGGGCCAAGCTCTTGCAGCAGCCTCTGTGCCAGTGATTCTTCCTAGTGCTACGGTCACTACACTGACTCCTCCCACTACAGTAACCGCTAACCTCGGTACTATCGGGACTGCGGCTACGGCAGCTAACCAGACGACAGGTAATACGTCTCTCTCGACTATTGCAACTAATACTACTGGTGCCGCTACTGCCGCTAATCAAAGTACTACTAATACTACTCTTAGCACCATTAACGGTAAGCTGACACAGCGTGCAGGTTCTTCTGCTGCGGTAATCGGTGACTCCGCTCTTGTGGTTGTCAACCGACCGGACAGTCTTGCTGATCCTTTCGCGCAGTATGAGTTCGTAGCAGCTAGTGCAACGACTCAAGCTCTCGGAGCTACTGGCGCAACCGGCGACTATCTCGCAGGTGTATTGATTTACCCCGCAACGGCAGCTGCAGGTGCAGTAAGCATCAAGGATGGAAGTAATACCGCTATTACGATTTTCGCTGGTGGTGGTACGACTGCTCTCCCAACCCTTGCTCCAATCCCAGTTCCTCTTGGAATCTATTCTGTATCAGGAGCTTGGCAGATTACCACTGGCGCTAACGTCTCTGCGATGGGAATCGGAAAGTTCACCTAATGCTTAAGGCAACCAAGAAATCATTCTGGATGCCTTCTATGCATGCTCTTAATAAAGCAGGCGGCGGAGGTGGTGGAGGCGGACCTGTTACTATTTACACTGCTTCACCGACTCTCACTACCGTAGATTCAGGTAATGTCACTACGACATTTCGTATGAAGCTTCCGGTTACAGGTGGTTCAGGGCTAACTCAAATCCGTGCTACTATTAAGCCAGGTACAACCGGCGGTGACCTGACAATTCTTGGTCTCGGGTTTGGTAAATGGGACTCTGCGAGTGTTTTTGGTAATACGTTAGCCCCAATCGTTGAGGGTAAGTTCGGCGGAGTGACTGGTTTTGTCGCTCAGACGACTCCGCAGACATGTGATTGGACTGACGTTACAGGCATAGGCCTGGCATCCGGCGACAGTGTTATGGTAACATTCTGCACGGGCACAGCTACTCACTGTACTCTTTCTTTTAATTCCGCGCAGCCAGCGGGCACCAACTCCTATTGGGATACGGGTAACTCGTGGGCTACCCAGAACGTAGATGGGATGGGTTACAACGCCCTCTCTAACTACAACTATGGTGTCGTGTCTGTAGAGATGCAATAATGTTTATGTATTCAGCTCGTATAGGACGAGGTAAAAAACCTACCGCTGGTACAGGTGGTGAAAATCCAGGCGGCGGGGGAGGCGGTGAGGGTTTTAATCTCGATGTCATTCCCAAAAATTGGAATGATGCTATATTTACTGGTATGTCCGAGCAAAGCTCGACATTAGAGGCTACCGAAGGGTCGACGTATAATAATTATTCATGGAATAATTTTCTTAATTCATCATACACTGTTGGTGCCGCAGCTAATACGACATATAATAAATTTAGAATAAAAACGAATGAAGGCTTCAGAATCCAAGGTGGCGATGCCAATGTCGTAGTCGATCAAATGTACATGGAAGTTTATAGCGAAGATCCTGCAGACCATGCTGATGGTACTCAGTGGTATGGGGATTTTAATCCAGGAACTTGCTATTCAGCTAGCGCTACTGTCAAAAACACGCATATCCGTGGACTCGAAAACTCTTTTACTACTTATTTCATAGCAGACTGGATGCATGGAACGGTGTCTTTCGAAAACTGTTTATTTACTACCGAAGGTACTCCAGAGAATCCGATATGCCAAGGTGTAATAATCTATTCCCAGATAGGTTGTCCGCGTGTTCAAGTATCAATGAAAAACTGTTATTTTCAAGACTCTGGCTGGCAATACACTAATGGGATGGAGTTAGATCGTTTAGATGTAACTACAGAACCTTGCAAAGTCATTCTTTGGGATAATGTACGCTACTGTACGTGGGATCATGCAACCAGTACATTGGTTCCTGGTGATCTCATCCCTCAGCCTCCAGCAACATTCTAAAAGGAAATTAAATGAAATATACAGGTACTATTAAAGACGAACAGGGCAAGTCTCATACGCTTAATCTAGACCTGCTTCCTATCACTACTACTGAGCCAGCACCTCAACCTGAGCCACAACCTCAGCCAGAAGAGACTGCAACCTCTTCAATTCCTCTGAGTTATAACGACGCTCGATTTAAGAACAACACTACTGCTCCATCAACTACGATTGCTAGTGGCGGCACGCTTTTGAATAAGACTATTACCGATACCGGCCATACGGCTAGTATCGTTACAAGAAGCGGAGCTACCATTAAGAACTGCCGTGTCAACTCCCGTGAGGGTGTTCGCATTGGCGGAGGTGGTGACTTCCTCATTGATGGCTGTTATCTAGAAGCTACAGGTCAGGGCGATGATCATGCAGATACAATTCAGACATACTCTCCTGGTAGTAAAGGGAGTCTGAAGATTCGGAATACTGCTATCGTTGCTCATAATCAAGCAGCTACAGCAGGACTGTTTGTAGCAGACCGATGGTCTGGAGAAGTAGATCTTGAGAACGTCGTGTTCATCGGTGGTCCATATGGATGCCGTATTCATCCAGATGGTGGAGACATTAGAGTTCGTTTCAAGAACGTCTTCTTTGTCGGCCCCTTCGGTTACGATGATTGTTGGGTTGATACCCGAACACTCAATGGTACTAGGAACATCGTTGAGCTGTGGGAAAATGTCCGTAGCGCAACCATCGTAGATGGCAAACTCGTTCCGGGGACTGTAATTCCTCGTCCGTAATGAAAACCACTAAGCTAAGCGAAGAGCGTCTAGCAAGACGTAAACTCGCAGAATCTGATCTTGCAGAGTTCATAAGACTCGTGCATCCACTCAGGGTTCTTGGAAATATCCACCGGGAGGTAATCTCCTGGTGGACTTCCTCGAATGCCTTGTCACACCAGTTATTGCTCCTGCCTCGGGATCACATGAAGTCAGCTCTAGTAGCTTACCGTGTTGTCTGGGAGTTAACCAAAGATCCCACCCTTCGTATTCTGTATATTTCTAGTACGAGTAACCTCGCTACTAAGCAATTGAAGTTTATGAAGGATATTCTTACTTGTGATATCTACCGGACTTATTGGCCAGAGATGGTTAATAAAGACGAAGCTAAACGAGAGAAGTGGACCGAAAGGGAAATTTCTGTCGATCATCCTAAGCGTAAAGAAGAGTCTATTCGAGATCCTTCTATCTTTACCGCAGGATTAACCACTAACATCGTCGGAATGCATTGCGACATCGCAGTACTAGATGACGTTGTTGTCCAGAGTAACGCATACTTAGAGGACGGAAGAGAGAAAGTCAAAGATCAATACGGTCTTCTTTCTAGTATCGAAACTGCTAATGCTCGGGAGTGGGTTGTAGGAACCCGGTATCATCCTAAAGATCTCTATAGCACTCTATTAGAAATGGAGATAGAAGGGTTTGACGAGCTTGGCAACATATGTAGCCGAAATCAACTCTTTGAAGTTAAAGAATTTGCAGTTGAAAATGTCGGCGATGGAACTGGTCAATTCATATGGCCTCGCCAACAGCGCTCGGATGGTAAATGGTTCGGCTTCGACCAAAATATCCTTGCGCAGAAGAGAGCTCAATATGTTAACAAAATCCATTTCAGGGCTCAGTATTACAACGATCCTAATGACATTGATTCTAGTCCCATTCAGCGAAACCTCTTTCAGTACTACGACCCTGTTTACCTTTCTAGGCGAGACAGTGCTTGGAATTTTAAAGGTAAAAGGCTTAACGTAGTAGCTGCAGTAGACTTCGCTTACTCGACAGGTAAGAAGTCAGACTACACATGTATTGTCGTAGTAGGTGTAGACGGAGACCATAACTACTATGTCATGGACATAGACAGGTTTAGAACCGCTACTCCAAGCGAGTACTTCAATAGAATAATCAAGCTCTATGAGAAATGGGGCTTCAGAAAGATAAGGGCTGAGGTGTCTGTAGCTCAGCAGGTTCTCGTTAATGATCTTAAAGAGAACTACATCCGTAAACACGGACTGTCTCTTTCTGTAGATGAATACAGACCATCACGTTGGCAGGGTAGTAAAGAAGAACGCATCCTCTCAGTTCTGGAACCCAAGTACGCTAACAAACAAATCTACCATTACACAGGTGGACATATCCAAGCTCTTGAAGAAGAGTTGATGTTCGCTAATCCAGCCCACGATGACGTCAAAGACGCATTAGCTTCTGCAATAGACTTCGCAGTAGCTCCTATGAATCTTTTCCAACGTCAACGGGAAACACAACCACAGTTCGCCTTTAATTCCCGTTGGGGCGGAGTTGCATAGGAAATCATGACCGGAAAAGTATTACACGTCGAAGACGTGGTATCACCAGATCGACGAGCAACAAAGGTTGCTGAGTACTGGATCACAAGCAACAACAAACGACAGCTTAAGCTGAATGATTGGCGTGAAGTTCGTCAGTATATCTATGCTACGGATACTTCACATACATCTAATTCTTCTCTGCCTTGGAAGAACAAGACAACTATTCCTAAGCTCTGCCAGATCAGAGACAATCTCTACAGCAACTACACGGCGACTCTCTTTCCTAATCGTGTTCCC